GTAAAGGACCGGGGCTGCGGCATCTCAAAGCGCGACCGGACGCACATCTTCGATCGCTTCTATAAATCCGACCGCTCCCGCGGCAGGGACAAAAAAGGAACCGGGCTCGGACTCTCGATTGTACGGGATGTGATTCAAGCGCACGGAGAACATATCGACCTGATCAGCACAGAGGGAGTCGGTTCAGAATTTATCTTCTCTCTCCCGCAGGCGAGAGAGCCGAACGCATAAAAACTCCTGCGGATAAAAATGTTCTGTAACGCAAAAAATAATTGACAACAACGAATGAACAGGATATAATACATTCGTTGTTGTAATTGGGCTATCGCCAAATGGTAAGGCAACGGACTCTGACTCCGTCATTTTCAAGGTTCGAATCCTTGTAGCCCAGCTGCTAAAAACCCCTGAAAGCCTCGTAAAAGCGTTGGTTTTCAAGGGTTTTTCTGTATCACTGAAAATCTTCCGATTATGTCAGTTTAGGGCTGTATCTGAGAGTATCGGTTGCATTTCGGTTGCACTTTTTACACGTCCCACACTACTAGCGCACCGCTCTCGTCCGTCCGGCAACAAGCTCCCTCAAAGTCTCCGGACTCTGCAAGGTAGTATCGCTTCCCGCCGATCTCCTGAAGGCCGGTGAGCATCTTCCCATCAGGCGCAAAGTAGTACCAGTGCCCGTTGATTGTCTTCCAGCCACGTGCGTGTCCTCCGGGAGCTGCGCAGTAGTACCACGTATCCCCGATATGCTCCCAGTGAGGCTTAAAATCAAAGCTCTTTCCATAGGCAGGGCGGCCATATCCAGCGATGCGAGAATTTCCGATTGAGTACTCCTTCACACAGACTGCGCCACCGTTCCGGACGATCTCCTTTCCGGAGTTGGTGTTCCCTTCTACCGTGATGATCTTTCCATCCCTGACGTCCACCACAAGCCCCGTGTGGCAGATACGGGCAGAATTCTTAAAGAAGACCTGATCTCCGACTTCTGGTGTGTTGTGCCATGCCCCCTTGCTCTTGTAGAGCTGCGCCGACGCGACAGTGTAATCGTCGAACTCGCCGCCCAACAGAGACCGCGCAGAAGAAATACCGTAAGCTGTCATAAAGCACCAGTCTAGAGTAATTTTTCCAGTATCAGGGGGCTGGCCTTTTCGATTTGCAGCTCTGCGTTTGTCAGCATAAATTTTCCGGCTACCCACCCAGCGCCGCCGCCAGTGCGGTGCCCGTACTCAACATAACTACTATATTCAACAGAGTTTGTGATCGTGACCATATAATCATCGCCTTCTTTTTCAATCACCAAACCATCCGTGAAATGTTTAGCGGACCTGTTTCCTTTTGAGGTCCAGCCTCTGCGAAGATTGCCCCCTTTCCTGCCGGAACTATCAGGATACTGACCCACGGGAGTTCTCGGAATCACAAGGGACAGAAGGCGTGCCGCCAGATGACGACAGCATTCCTCCATGAACTCCTCAAATTCCATTTTCTTCATTTGGTCTGCCAGCTTCCGGACGTCCGCAAATTCAGCCGCACCCCAGCTACTCACGCGTACTCCTTAAAAAGCGTAAGTTCTACTTCCTGATGGTTTGTGTACACCGCCGGAAGCCCCGACCTTGTATAGGTCTCTGTCACCCCGTTCTGCGTCACAACAATTTTGCATCCGGGGGGAATCTTTACCCCCGCATCAAGAATAAGTTTCGTGGACTGTACAATCTTCGCGCCGTCCTGAAGGTCGGTAGTTGCAATATCCTTGTAAGAGATTCGGCACAGTACCTGCTCGTGCAGCTTTTCCTCCCTTGCTTCACTTCTTCCGTTCTTCGGATTCTGAACGTGCTTCAGCACATAGATATCACACTTTCCGATCCACAAAGACGTAAGCGCTTTCTTGTATCCCTCTACCATTTAAGCCTCCGATAGTGCGCGACTTTCGTAGGGTCTAGACGCCGTGAGAACAGTCGTCCCCATCTCTACACCTTCCGCCACATCCTCTGCGTCGCCGATATCATTTACATTCATATAGGTTCGCTACTACCTATACCGTTCTCTTATGAACTGCTGCATATCACTATGCAGATTAGACTATATCTCCAACTCTTAAAGAGCTGCTCTCCATTTCCACGCGCTTGCGTGTACTCCCTCTCGGGATAGTCGTTGAACATTATTTATTTAGTACAAACCTATCTAAATAAATCTTTGCTGCTGATTGTCTTAAGGTGGCAAAATCTCAAGAGTTCCCAGCAATTAGAAGAGTTATTCGATAGCCATCACTGGCTAAAGGCGCATATATGTTTACGCGTATTTCGGCACGGTGATAGAGTCTCCGGGCTGGCCGGACAGTGTAGTGTCAATCTTCGCCAGGGGAGAATACTTGATCTTCTTGGGAAGTGTCGCCTTGATCATCGGCGCCATCACTTCCGGGTTTACGAGATTCGCAATCTTAGTCATTCCAGTTGCCATTTTTACCTCTTTTCTTTTACTCTGTAGTGTTGCCAGACAGAAGGTCGTAGGTCTCGCGATCCTCGTTGAACAACTTCAGGCGGTCCTTGTAACCCATCCTGTTAAACTGCTCTTTGGTGATTCCTTTCGGTTTGTCATCTCCGGGATCTGCTGGTGACGCGCCCTTAATATCCGGCTTCTTCTTTGTTTCCGCTTCAAACAAGAACTTGGTATCGTCTGCGGTCTGCAATCCCTTGATCTGCTCCGCAAGTCCTTTGATGGTTCCGTCCTCAAGAAGCTCCGCCTTGTCGAGGTCTTTCAGCAGCGCTTTAACAGCTGTCAGATTCTTCGCCTTGGCTCCGGTCAACGCTTTCTCAATAGCCGCATTAACCTTCGTTGCCCTGTTCTCCTTCTGGAGATCCTCAATCTGCTTCTGCAGCTCCTCGTTTCCCTTGGCGGACTTCTGCAGGTCGTCGATCTGCTTGTCACGCGTCTCAACGTCCTTCTTCAGGTCGTCTCGCTCCTTCGTGATCGTCGCAAGCTCACCCTTGGCAGCTTCTACGTCCCTTCCGTTCTGCTCCATGACCTTGTTGACCTGCTCCGGGGTCAGTCCCATCTCTTCCAGTTCTTTTCTCTTCATGCTACACCATCCTTTCCTACGCTTTTTTACGGGTACACTCCCATGAGATTAGTTGGTTTCTGCCTTTTTACGTCATGCTTAGGACATAAAAATAACAGCCCGAAAGCTGCTAGATTTTGGCTATAAAAATACCACCGGTCGATTGGCTGGTGGTTGAAAAACATTATTTGTTTAGAAAAGAGCTATTCGGCAGGCGTCGCGGCTCCTGCATCTCTTTTGACCCGTAGGGTGCGTGGTTGCAACGAAATTTACCACCTCAAACAGCTCTATCTCCTTACGATTAAATTGTAACCTTATTTAGACTTTTTGTAAAATGCTACTTCTGTGTCACCTCTGCACATTTTCTTCTTCATAGATTTTTCAATAGGTCTGATATTTTAACGCACGAAAAAAGCACCCTATTATTTAGGATGCTTTTTGCATATACTTCTGTGATTATTCCATTTTCAAAATCACTATTGTCCACACTTGGGAATAATTCTTTCAAGTGATTTGAAATTTCTGTATCTTGAAGGTTCAGATTCTTGAATTCATTTCTTCTTTTGTCAAATTCTTGATATGTTTTGATTTTCAAAAATTTCTGTTTCAAACTCATAAGACAACACCTTCTATCAATTTTTTTACTTCATCAGAAACATCTTCACCAACCATGTACTTTCTGAATGGTTCAGATATTGTTTCACCCAAAACATCAACATTGATTGTTCCATCAGAATTCAATGCTTCCATAATATTAGAAACATACAACCTAGATTGATACTCACTTTCAAATTTATTACTGTTCAGAAGAAAAATATCAACACCATTCCAAACTGAATCATAATATGTTTCTATTATTATATCATTATATGATAACCCATCAACAAGGAATTCTTTATATTTCTTAACTTCTGATGCTTTCATCATATAATTTTCAATTAAATGTCCACATTCATGAAATATTTCTTCTTTGGAAGCACCAATCCCAACTCTTATTGTTTTATTCAATATATCACATGCACTTCCATCATAACCAAATTCAAATATTACATCATTCAAGTTCTGTTTTACCTTCATCCAAACGTGTTTAGCCCTGCAGCTTTTCTTTGAAATTCTTTCATAAAATCATCGTGTCCACTAATCGGACCACTCAAATAAATTCTCATTCTACTCCTTTTTATATTAAGTAATATTGCGCAATGTCGTTGACTTTTTACATAATATTGTGTATAATTAAATCAACAAATGGAGGTGAACATGAAACCCAGAGATCAGGCAATCAAAGTTTTAGAATCCAATGGATACGCCTTTGAGCGAAACGGAAAGAAGCATGATATCTTTTACAATGCAAAGCTTCGATGCTCAATACCGCTAAAGCGACATGACTTTGACGAAGGCGACCTGCGGTACATCCAAAAAGAGATCAATCATAACCAGCGGGACAGGTGCTAGCGCCCCTGCTCCCCCACAAAGGAGAAGATTATGAAATATATTTACACTGCCGTATTTACCGAAGAAGATTCTAAAGTATATGCTCGCATCCCGGATCTTCCGGGCTGCATTACTACCGGGAAGGACTTAAACGATGCGATTGAGGCAATCACCGATGCTGCCAGTGGATGGCTTATAACTGCCGAGGATCACGAAGATCCTATACCTGAGGCTTCTTCGCAGGAGTCCATCCGTGATGCATATCCCGGGAGCTTCTCCCTAATTCGCATCGATACTCTTGCTTACCGCGCTGAGACCGATACCCGCGCCGTCAGGAAGAATGTCTCTCTCCCGGCATGGATGTCTAACCTCGCGGAGCGCCGAGGGATCAATTGTTCCAAAGTCTTGCAGGAAGGAATTCTCCAGCGCCTTAGTTAATCTCATCGCCTGACTCTTTATACGGCAGCGGGTAAAACCGCTGTCGTTTTATAAATTCCCAAGTGCTGGCTTCTGTCAACGTTCTCGCATGATGCATTCTGAGCATCATATCACCCTTTCAATCAGCCTCATTCTCCAGCACCTCCATCGCCTTTAACAAATATCATCTCTTTCACGGCGCCACGCAAACCATCGCAGTTA